CGGCGGCTTAATTTGGAAGAAAGGCCGCCTCGAGGGCGAATTCGCCGGTACGGTCACGGGCAATCCGCCGGAGCTGCGGGTTCGAGTAGACGGTAAGTCGTACCTTGCGGCCAAGATCGTATGGGCTATCACCATGGGCCATTGGCCGGAGGGCCGTCTTCAGTTCGACGACGGCGATCGGACAAATATCCGAATTGACAACTTAACGGAACTTGAGCGCGCAGACGGCCCCGGCAGATAAGAAAGCCGACGCGTACCCTTTTTAGGGCAGAGGCGTCGGGCGTATTTATTGCACTCCGGCTCCCATGATGCCCCGGAAGTCCCCTTCCAGCATCTTGGCCGCAGCGTGGGCGGGCATGATTTCGCCGAATTCGATGTCCGAGACGTCGATCGTGCTTTGCACGAGCCCTGGCACGTGGACCACGGGCCCTACCAAGGCGTAGCGGGTGCCGTTGATCGTTACGACGATCATCTGCACGAGGGGGCATCCCTCTTCGCCATCTTCCTCGAACACGAACGTACTCATGGAGGCATCTTGCGCTTGGCTTCGTACCAGTGCAAGTCGATCAGCACCCGATCGAGTTGTGCGGTCAGATCGTCCCGATCCTTCCTCAATCGTCGCACGTCCTCCGTGAGCGAATCCATCAGATCCTGGGCGACTTCGATGCGTCGTCGCAGGGCGTAGACGTACTCGCGCAGTAGGAGGTCTTCGATGGGGACGGGTGGATCGTCGGTGGAGTTGATCGCGGGCCTAAGCATAGTTCTCCTCCCGCTCCATCGCCTTGAGCATCGAGCGGCCACGGTTACGGTTCTTGTCCTTGATCCGTGATCGGCCGTGCTTGCTCATGACGATCGTGCGCACTGCCTCGGGATCGAGATCCAGCATGTGGCAAACCCAGCCGAAGGACCCTGGTCCTCGGTCCGCCTCGAAAAAGACGTACTGCCTGGCTTGGAAGCGTTCGTTCTGATACTTCCCGTCAAGATCCCGGATCGCTTGTATCAGCACTGCCGACCACAGTGCGCGGCATGCGCCATCGTCAATCGCGCGGGAAGGGCCGCTCATCGCGGCACCCCCCGAAGACGATCGGCGATCAGCTTGGCGTAGCCGGCGATATCGTCCCACTGATCGACGCTATCGGGATCGCCGTTGACGATGCGGGAGATCTTCGTTGCGATCATCTCGAGCGCTTCCCACTGATCGTCGGTGAAATCCCGCGACATCTCATGGGCGTGATCGGCCATCGTGCGCTTGAGGGCCTGCGCGAGGCGGGCGTTATCGGCGAACTTGCCGTACACCTTGGCCCGTGAGCCGAGGAGCTTGTCGAGTCCTACGTCCTTTACGTTCTCTGTGACCCGATCACGCTCAAAGGGTTTCATCTCGGCAGGCGTAGCCGCCTGATCGCGCAAACGGTAGGCGTGCGGCAGGGAGATTTTGAAACGGTTGGCGACGCTTTTGACAGCAGCGCCTGGGTTATCGAGGAAATACTCAAAAGCCTTGTTGGTCTTCATCTTCTTAAACTTCTTCACGATTACTCTCCTGTATGGGTAGATCTACTTTCTCAAAAATAATCCCGACCACCTCGGGAACTACGCCAGTTTGGCGGGGGGACACGACGCCACTCCGTGTCGAAGCGGCGCTTTTTACGTTTAACGGAAGCCCAGAGGCAAAACAAAGCCAGGGCCAGCAACGACAACACAACACTGATCATAGGGTTCTCCTGTCTGACTTTCTACTTTCTCGAGGCCTTTATACGCTCATGTTCTTCCCAGTGCAATACCCTGTGGCAGTTACTGCATAAAGGTATGCATTTCTCCTCGGCTTCGCGGATGGCGGCGGGGACGTTGTTTCGTTTAACGGCCAGTACGTTGACGGACTGTTTGCCGGTCTTGATGACGTGGTGAAAATCGATCGCGGCGGGATGGGAGAAGCCGCAGTGCGCGCAGGATTGTTTAGCTTTGTACTCAAACCAGTCTTTTCGCACCCTGCGCTTGCGCTTGGCGACGCTCTCGTGCGTAGCTTCTTTGTTCGAGAGATACCAGCGCCTCGAGTACTCTCGCTGTTTGCTTTTGCGGACTTTGGGGTCCTTGTAAGGCACCTAGAGCTTCTTTTTCCAGTAAAGGGCTCGTGCGTAGGAGTAAGGGACGGCAGGCTCGTAAAGCCTGAAGCCACAGGCGATGAGGCTATTGGCGCTTGGTACGTTATCCGTGGTGTCCGAGACGGCCCACTTGTACCCCTGGCGCTTGGCCCATGCGACGCGTACGCGTATGAGTCGCCGCTGTATCCCCTTGCCCCGAGCGGCGGGGACGACCCCGCAACGGCCGAGGTAGACCCCATCGGGGGTCTGCTGAGAGGGGCTAAGGCAGGCGAACGCCACGGGCTTTGACCGCTGTAGCGCGAGCCACCACACCCCTCCTTCTGGGAAGTACAAGGCGTCGTGCGGCAAACAAGCCCGTTGCAGCTCGACGAGAGTAGCCTTGACCTCCGAGTCTGAAGGGTCGACTTTTTCACAGACGACCTTCATGAGGGAGGAGTTTAGCGAACTGGTCCGGGGTCGTGTAATAACGCAGGACTGTTTCAATGGCGAACAAATGCCCTTTCAGCATGGCGATGTCCATCTCGCGGTCACGCTCGAAGACAGGGAACCCTACGTCCGCCTCGCGATCCTCGAGGTCCTTGGTCAGTGATCCATGCAGACTGACGAGATCATGCACGACCACCTGCTCGATGACCTCGGAGGAGATCTCCAGTTTGACGTCTTCCAGGGGCGATTTCTTGGGTGCCTTGGCAATAAATTTCCTGGCCCCTTTCTTACCGAGCGTGCGCTCGAGTACGGCTTTGCGGCTCATGGCAGTCCGTACCGCCAGCCGAGGTAAAACCCCGCCGAGAACATCAGCACGGCAAGCACGATCTCCGCCATGGCGATCTTGCGATTAAGGGCATCCTGTTCCAGGCGGATAAACTCTATGCGCCGCTGGAGGAAGTCGATCTCTGCGTTCTTGCGATCGATCACGTACTCACTTACTCGCTGCGTTTCGTCTGTTTTTGTAGGCGATTCCATGTATCCATCCTTTTGATGTTTGGACATAGCCGGCGGCTACCAAGGCCTCTGGACTTCGGCAACCTTCGGCACGCTTGTGGCCGAGATAACTTTCGGGCGAAGCAAAGACCTGTTTGCACTCTTTGCATCGACGAATCCTGGACGACACGTTCATTGGTCGCGGATCCCGAGCAGTGCATCGGCAATCCTGTACGCCTCCTCTGCCACGTAAAACGGCGTGTTCGAGGGGGTGTTGGGGTTCGAGAGGATTCCGTTGGCCGCAACGGCTGCGAGGTAATCGCGAAGCTGTATGCCGCCTTCTATCTTCACGGACCCACGGTCATCGGTAACACGTTCTGGGAAAACACTCATCACTCATCCTCCTTTAGGGATTCGACAATCTCATCTTCTAACAGCATTCGCTGCGACTCACTTAGTACTTTCAACACGTTTACCCGCGCGACCTTGCCGTCGGGTTTCTCCAACGAAACGTAGGCGGACTCGATCTCCACCATGGCGGGCAGCACCGCACCATCAACAACCATGGGGTCGAGGATCTCAAAAGTGAGTTCGACGTCCAGGTTCACTTGTGTACGGTGAAACACTGTTTTTCTCCTTGTTCTTTTCAATGCGAGCCAGCAGCTCGGCCTGTTTGTACGCTTCGTCGAACAACGGCTCGACCTGCTCGCGCATGATTTGCGCCATGCTCTTTTTGTAGAACTTCGAGAGTTCCTTGAGCTTCAAGTAAACATCCAGCGGCACCATGATCGAGGAAAACTTTGCACCCTTGCGCTTGCTAGGGGCATCCCGACCTGGGTACCGGTAGATCTTGTCAGGGCCAAACTTCTTCTTGCGCTTGCGTTTCAGTGCACGCTTGGCAAGACGCGCAGCCCCAAGACGCGGGAAAGTGCGAATGAAGTCCTTCTCAAACATACGCTTCCACCGTCGGCCTTTGGCGACGGGTTTCTTTGGCTTTGGTGGCTCTTCTGTCACGAGCGATTCTCCTTTCTGAGGGTCGGACTCTATCGTACCCAAATCAGTCATGCAACTACCCTCTGGCTTCTCCCCAGGACGGGCCGACTTCCGTGTCTACCTTCGAGGGGACCTCGAGGGAGATGGCCTCGGCCATGATCCTTGCTGCTTGGTCCGCGATCTCTTTGCCTTCTACGCTGATCGCCACCTCGTCGTGCACTTGCAACAAAAGACGATGCCCAGCCTTGTGCAGCGCGACCATGGCAGCCTTGGTCTGATCGGCGGCGGAGCCCTGGATGAGCCTGTTTAGGCCTTTGTAGGTCATTGCGCGCTTGATCCGTGGGCCGTACTCAATGACGGCTTGCTCGCGTGGCAGCGCCTTGTTGATGCCGTACTCGACCGGCTCCCAGAGTGGAAAGCGGCACTTGCGCCCGAGCAGCGTGCGGATCGATCCGCCGGAGGCCGGATGTTCAATACGGCGCATAACGGAGTCGATCGTTCCGCGCAGGAAGGGAACCTTGGCGTGGAACGTGCTGATCAGCTCTGCGGCTTCGTCAAGGGGCAGATCCAGGGAATTGGCGAGCTTCTGCTTGCCCATTCCATACATCAATCCGAGGCCGATGGTTTTGGCGGCCTTGCGGCCGATGCCCGCCATATCAGCGACCATTTGGTGAAAATCGGTGTCGGGGTTGTCGCGATATGCCTGCGCCATTCGCTCCGCTCCTGGTAGATCGAGCAGGGTTGCGTAGTGGACGAGGAGGCGCGGCTCCTGCGAACTGAAGTCGTTGGCTGCCCAGAGCTGTCCTTCTTCAGGCAGGAAAAGCGATCGTACCAGCGGACCGATGATTTCATGACGAGCAGGGACCTGTTGGAGATTGGGGTTGTTCATGGACAGACGGCCTGTAACCGTCCCGCCGTCCTCGGAGCGCATCTGGTTGATGTGCGGGTGAATCCGCCCGTCAACGGCGCTGTGCCGCAAGTAAGGCTCGAGGAAGGTGCCATGGGTCTTGTTGAACTCGCGCGCTTCGACGATCAGCTTGGCCACAGGATGGTCATGGCTGTCAAGAAACGTCTTGGTAAAACTAGGAAGCCCGGTCGCGGTCTTGGGGTAGGCGAGGTTGAGCTTGTCGAAGGCCTTGGCGATGCTGGCGGCGGCCCAGATGTCGACCTTCTCGCCGGAGAGGGATTTGATCTGTTTGACGTGTTCAAGTTCTTTGCGCTTGAAGTCCTCGATCAACCGCTCGCACTTGTTCCGATCGAAGCGGATGCCTTGGTAGGTCAGATCGATCAGTATCGGGAGCAGTTCTGTCTCAAGGGTGAAGATCGACTCGACCTCCTCCTTCTTGATCAGTGCCTTCAGGTGGTGCCAGAGCTTGAGCGTTAGCGCTGCATCCTGCTCGGCGTAATCACCTACGTACATGGCAGGCAGTTTCCACAGCTCCTTCTTGGCGTGCACGCCGAAGTCGGACGCCGCGTCCTTCAAGCCCTGTTCAGACTTGACCTCCTTGAGATAGTCGAAGCCCAGGGAGTTAAGGGCATAACTGAAACGGTTCTCGTCAATCAACGGGGCCGCGAGCATGGTGTCGTAGATCGTCCCGTTGACCGTGAAGCCTGACGCACGCAGCCAGCCGAGATCGTAGGCGGCGTTGTGCATAATCTTGTCGCACGGCAGCTCGAGGACCTTCTTCATCCACCGCTCGACGATACGCTTATCGAGGTTGCCACCGCCCTGGTGGGCGATCGGGAAGTAGCCCTTCCAGCCATCCACGGCGACGGCGTAGCCGACGATGTAGCCGTCCTTCCGGGGCCATCCTGGCCCCATCGACTCCATGTGGGGATCGCATGTTTCAAGGTCGATCGCAATTTCCGTTGCAGCGGAAAGATCTGGGAAAGACGCGGGAGGCACCCACTCTGAGGGGCGCTGAAACAAAGGGACGGTCTTCACAATCTAAAACCTTTTTGGGTGTTTTTGGGTAAAACAATGTGCAGTGACTGCTTGGCGCGGGTCACCCCAACGTAGAGCAGCCGGTTGATATCGTCAGCGTTGCGTTCGTACTCCAACGCAAACTTTGTTGACAGGTCGCTGATCAGTAATACGTTGTCGGCCTCGCCGCCTTTGGCTCCGTGGATCGTGGAGAGCTTGATCGGCACCTTGCCGGAGAGCTTCACGCCACGACGCAACAGTGCGATGAGGTAGTTGCGCTTGTCCTCGCCGATCTTGGTCAAGGCTTCGTGCCAGATAGCATCGGTCAGCAGGCCATGGTCCTTGGTCAGTGATTCGTGGGTATACATCGCTTCGATGTCGGCCGTCTTAAGGCCCTTGTGTCCGTGCTTCACGAACTTGGAATCGATGTACTTGTAAATCAGCTTCACCACCTCGAACGGCACAGGCTGTCCTTTGCGCAGGCGTTCCCAGCCCACGACGGCGACGAGCACGGCCTCGGGGATGCTCCGTTGTCCGTGGCGCTCGAAGAGTAGCCCTTGGGACTTCAGCCAGTCGTGCATGTCGGTGAGCATGTAGTTTGCTGCGGCGAGCACGAGCCACTCGCCCTGGGTGAGATCGACGTGGTGAAAGTCGTTGTGGTAGGCGATCACCCCGCCATTGGTGCGAGGCTTCCAGACCTTTGGTTGGCGCTTGCGGATACGGTTTACGATGCGATCGGCCAGGGCGTGGATGTTGGAAGGTACCCGGTAGGACTGATCGAGGATGCGGATCTGCCCCTCGAGCGTGAGGAAGCTATCGACATCCGCTCCCGCCCAGGTATATACCGCCTGGTCGTCGTCCCCTGCGATGTACGTTTTCTCGGCGCGTTCGATCAGCTCTAAAACAAGCCGCCACTGGAGCCTAGACAGATCCTGCGCTTCGTCGATAATCAACGTCTTGAGCGAAGGGAGTCGCTCTGGTTCGTCCAAGACTTTCTCCAGGAGATCCGTGAAGTCAAGGAGTCCGCGTGAGGCTTTGTAATGTCTGTAGGCTCTGTCGACGTACTCGAAGTGGTGCCACTCGATCGCCATGCTGCTCTCGTTGTAGTGCTGGCGAAGGTCCTTGCCCTTGATCCGCGCGATATTGATCTCGTTCAGGATCGGGTGGTCGGCCTTGACGGCAAACTCCTCGTCTCCTTGCTCAACAGCAAGCTCGACCCCCGCCTCCTTGGCGAACTCTGCGTAGTTCTGGGGCGACATCATGTCCTTGGGACCGATGCCGAGGCAGCGGTAGGCGAGGGAGTGCAGGGTACGGAACCACGGGAAGTCTAGGTCCGGGTTCAACGCGGGGAACTTCTGTATCGCCCGATCACGTGCCTCGGTCGCGGCCTTACGGGTAAAGGCGAAGTAACCGATCTGCGTCGGATGGACGTCCGCAGCCAGCTCCCGCTCTACGACGGAGAGTAGGTAGGTTGTTTTTCCGGCCCCTGGGGGACCAAATACTTTCTCTACGCTCATGGCTCCATCATCGGTGCGGAAAAGTAAGGGGCAATGTAGATCGCAAACTGCTCTGGCTGCTCTTCGCGTTTGCTTTTAGCCTCAGCCTCGTCTTCGTAAACGCCAACGACGACGCTGCCGTGGTCCAAACTGACGTGGACGACGACATAGACCATGTGCCTGTGATCATTCACCGGCTTCGTCGGAACGGTTGTCCGCAATCTCATTGACGTACTCCATGTCGCATCCCCAGACGATGATCGGCGTTGCCTTGCCCACGTATGCGCCTTCTATGTTGAAGCTGATGTATTCCATAGCCTCGTCGTAGGACAGACCGGACTGCTCGCAAAGCGTCGTAACAATCTTTTCCCCGTCGTAGACCAGGGTCTCCACACGCTCCGCTCCGCCACTCTCGTGCTTCTGCCATACGACAGCAATACCGAGTAACGCCCTGTCAAATCCGTCTATCTTCAACATCAGAAAGGACTCCTGGCCTTCTTTTGTTCTGGCGTATCAAAAGGCGAATCCTGCCGCTCGAAACGGGGGATGCGCCAGCACCGCACAGCACGGTTTTTGAGGAACAGACTGATCGGCTCGCCGCCGATGTCCCGAATACGTTGTGCCATCTTCGGGGACGTCAGCCCCTTGAAGTTGTTGCGAAGTAAGTGGGCGTTCAGGTCCTTCATGCGGAAGTATGTGCGGCCCTCCTCCTCGTGCGTCCACGGCCTGCCAAGCAGGATCTCGTCGCGATCCATCGCCTGCTGCAAGTGCGTGCAGAACTCCTCGAGCAGGTCGTTGAATTGCCCGGTGACGGTGGTGTCCTCGCTCGCCACGGTGATCTGTTCGGTCTCGACCATCTCTGTCAACAATGCATTGAGGAGCTGTTCCCAATCGTTCTTCTTCACCGCAGGCGGCAACACGTTGAGCTTCTCCACGCACGCCTTTTGGAAGGCGATCTGGTTGAAGAGGCTTTCGGTGTCCAGCTCAATGCGCTTGCCATTGACGTCAAGGAACCACAGAGGCGGTTCGCTCGCGTACTTGGAGAGCGCGGAGAGCTGAGGGGAGTCTGGCCCGTGAGCCCCGATCCCA